GGTAAATTCAAGGATACGTTCCTGACTTTCTCCGGTAAGCCAGAACTGATGCACCTAAAGGGTAACATCAACCAAAAGATTGACCAAATGGTTAAGTCTAATTGGGACATGAACACCAACCTAAACAAGGCATTTGAAAAAATCCTTGACACTGCGGTGAAGGGTGGTGTTCCACAAGAAGAAATGCCAGCAATGGTATTGATTCTGTCTGACATGCAATTTAACAATTGCGTCAAGCATGACGACACTGCAATCCAAATGATTGCACGTAAGTACGAAGAAGCTGGATACGAACTTCCAAAGGTCGTATTCTGGAACTTGAATGCCTCATACGGCAACGCTCCAGTAAAGTTCGATAAGTCTGGTACTGCACTGGTGTCTGGTTTCTCTCCAGCCGTGGTTAAGCCATTGCTTGCTGGTGAACTTGAAACCTTCACACCAGAAACCGTGATGCTTAAAACCATCATGGATGACCGTTACAAAGTAATTTGATAACGGGGTGATGCCTATATAATAGGCGTCATTTTGAAGTATATTGTTGCAGACCCTAACGAAGGCACTTGATTCAATCAAGAACAGTATATTTCAAAATGACATGCGGGTATTCTCCTGGGAGAGGACTTAGCCTTCCAAGCTAAAGAAGCCGGTTCGAATCCGACTACCCGCTCCAGTTTTATGCGGTGTGTAATAATACGACATAGGGCACCCCCCGTTGTTAGCTGTGTGAATCAGCCCGCCGCTCCAGTTGAAGCAGTGTAGAGAAGTAGCATCTCACCAGGTTCATACCCTAGGAGGTCGTTGGTGCAAGTCCAGCCACTGCAACCATTACAGGGGTCAACATGCAAGTATCAGCAGTACAACATGCATTTGGATGGTACAATGATAAGCGTGTTGTCACCGAGCACGTAAGAATAAATCACAAAAACGGAAACGCCACCTTTCATAATGAACGGTGGTTTTACCCTGTCCATCTCTATGACAGTAAAGCTAGAATTGTGAATATAAATAAAGTCGGTAATTCAATAAACATGAAAGTATAATATGAACATGAAACCTTTACACAATAAAATTATCGTCCAACGTATTCCTGGTGAAACTGTAACTGAGTCTGGAATTGTATTGCAACGTTCTACTGAGGTTGACCGTGCAAAAGTTGTGGCGATTGGACCAGATGTTGATGAAGTTGAAGTTGGAGATATTGTTCTACTAGATTGGAACAAGGCTATCAAATCTGGTGAATTCTATTTGCTAACAATCGACAACGTTGTTTTTGTTTACGAAAATTATGAGTTCTGATGGTGGTAAAGGTTCCAATCCACGTCCATATAGTGTAGACAGGAACACATTTGATAATAATTGGGAAGCAATCTTTGGTAAGAAAACACCAAAAGAGGTTGATGATGCGAAGGCTGAGGACGAAGCCTTTGCTGAATTGGAAAAACAAAAGAAACCTTTAAACGGTTAACGTCCAGTATACTTCTTAGGCAACGCATCATATTGTCTTTGAAGTTCACCTTTTGGTATCCAACTTGTTCCTAATTGTGGATATTTTTCAATTCTATCTTGTACAACAAAATCAAATACAAGAAGAATAAAAAAGAACATGAATATTGCACTCAAAAGTAAAGCAATATCTGTTTTCATTTTCAATACTTTTCTGTCACGTTTTTGTTTACGTATTCTATCAAGTACAGCCTTTTCAGCTATAGCTTTGGCCTGTTCTTTTTTAATTTCTGCACACATAGCCTGAACACGTGTATACAAGTCACCTAATTCTGGTGGGCATTGATACACCATAATCTCTCTTAGTTCGGCTTCCATATGTTGCAATTTGGTGCGAATCAATACACGTTGCAAAGCACGTTTACCGATAGATTCGGTACCAGTGTACACTTCTTTTGATTTACGTTCTTCCTCATCAAATAGTGCTTCAATCTTGGCCATATTTTCGAAATATGTACCTAAATGAGTACCTATTTCTGTATACACATCACCTGAATCCATTTTACCCAGTTCGGTAACTCTTTTCTTTTCTTCTTCAAACTGTTGTCTCTGTTGTGCAGATACAGGTTTACCCGCAGTGTTCTTATGAAACTGCTCATCTAGGTCTTTCAGTACGGCTTTTACATCACCAGCGGCGCTCTTAACGTCTTTGTAAAGCTGGCAACCCTTTTTCACAGCCGCAACCGCACCATTGGCGAGGGCAAAGAGTGTTAGTGGATCCATTGTTGGTTATTGATTTTTGTCAGGCAAACACGACACGAACCCATTGCAGGTTCAGACAAAAACATATATAATCTCATATATTTATGTTTCGGAGAGATTATGTTACCCACTTTTATGCTATTTGATAATTTTTATGGCAATCCAATGGACGTAAGAAATTATGCACTATCCCAACCGTTTGATGTGGTTGGAAACTACCCAGGACGCAGAACCAAACCCATGCCAGAGCCATTCAATTCTGGCTCAAAAAGAATCTTTGAGGACATTCTAAGAAAGAAAATTACATGGTGGCCAGAGCAATATACTGGTTCATTTCAGTATACAACCAAAGATGATAACACATGGGTTCATTATGACCCAACTATGTGGGCAGCAGTTCTATATCTAACACCAGACGCACCGCTAGAGGCTGGCACAGGTATCTACCGTCATAAGAAAACGGGTATATTCATGTTGGATCGCAATGATCCAAAAACAGATTTGAACAATGATGCAGGATCACTCAATGATATAACCCAATGGGAAGAATTAGTTAGAGTGTCCAACGTTTTCAACCGTTTGGTGATGTATCGAGGTGAATATTACCATCGATCTATATTGCCTGGCTTTGGTGATGACCAGTATAATGGTCGTTTATTCCAAACATTCTTTTTTAACACAGAGGTATAATAATGTCAATTAGAGGAATCAAACTCGTTACAGGTGAGGAAGTTATTGCAGATGTTGAAAATTCTGGCGATAACCGTTACAAACTAAACAATCCAGTACAGCTAAGAGTTGTACCACCATCAGTTGCTGGTGGTTCTCCTTCCATGGGATTCATGCCTTTCCCATCTTTCGGTAAAGAAAGTTCATCTGTTATAGTTGAACCTCTGCACGTAGTATACATGTATGAACCCGTAGAAGATATTGTTTCAAATTACAAATCATTCTTCAGTGGTATCATCACTCCTTCTTCTAAACAAATTATCACAGGTTAATGTCTATATTCTATACTAATGTTCAAAGTGTTGGTAGTAACATCTTGTATCGTGGTGTACAAGATGGTAAAAAAGTCAAGCTAAAGATTCCATATCAACCTACACTTTATGAAAAAGCAAGTAAAGTAACTAACTTTACTTCGCTTGATGGTCAATATCTACAGCCACACAAATTTGGTTCTATCCGAGAAGCACGTGATTACCTGAAACAATTTGAAGATGTTTCAGGTAAGACTATCTATGGTCAAAATCGTTTTGAATATGCTTTCATCGGTGAACAACACAAAGGTATGGTCGATTGGGATATTGAACATGTCTCTATTGGTGTACTCGATATTGAGGTTGGATCAGAGAACGGTTTCCCAGATCCATATCAAGCAAATGAACCAGTAACTGCAATTGCATTGAAGTTTGTTGGTGGGCACATGTTTGTGTGGGGTTGCGGTGACTATGAAACAAAAGGTCAAGAACGTTACCTCAAATGCAAAGATGAATATCAACTATTGAAGATGTTCGTAAAATTCTGGCAAGAGAAATGTCCAGATGTTCTGACTGGCTGGAACACCAAATTCTTCGATACACCATATCTCGTCAATCGTATTCGTAAAATTCTCGGTGAAGAAGAAGTCAAGAAGCTATCACCTTGGAACATGATTCGTGAACGTGAAGCGTTTGTGATGAACCGTAAGATGACGGTCTATGAACTAATTGGTGTTTCGGACCTAGACTATCTTGAACTCTATAAATGGTATGCTCCTGGTGGAAAGTCACAAGAATCATATCGTTTGGATAATATCGCAAACGTGGAAATTGGTGAGAAGAAGATTGATTATTCTGAATATGAAAACCTTCATCAATTGTATCGACTGAATTATCAACTGTTCATTGAATATAACATCAAAGACGTTGAACTAATTTTGCGAATGGATGAAAAGCTAAAGTTGCTTGAACTTGGTTTGACTCTTGCTTATGACACCAAAACAAACTATGATGATGTGTTTGCACAGACTCGTATGTGGGATGCGTTGACTTATAATCATTTGATGAACCAAAACATTGTGGTTCCTCCACGTGTCATCAAAGATAAAGATGCTGCTTTTGAAGGTGCATATGTTAAAGAACCACAAGTTGGTCTACACAACTGGGTTGCATCCTTTGACTTGAACTCGTTGTATCCACACTTGATGATGCAATATAACATTTCACCTGAAACTCTGATTGAGCCAGAAAACTACACAGAAGAAATACGTGAGATTCTGTCTCAAGGTGTAAGCGTTGATAAATTGTTGCTTAACCAAGTTAATCTATCAAATTTGAATGGTTATACGATGACCCCTAACGGTCAGTTCTTTCGTACCGATTATCAGGGTTTCTTGCCTAAGATGATGGAAGATATGTATGAAGATCGTAAGAAGTTCAAGAAGTTGATGCTTCAAGCCAAGCAAGAGAAAGAAAACGAAAAGGATGAATCTAAGAAATATGAAATTGAAAAACGTATTGCCAGATACAACAACCTACAGTTGGCTAAAAAGGTATCACTTAATAGTGCTTACGGTGCTTTGGGTTCTCAATATTTCCGGTTTTATGATTTGCGTATGGCCTTGGGTGTCACAACTGCTGGGCAGTTGAGCATTCGTTGGATTGAAAAGCGTTTGAACCAATACATGAATTATCTGTTGAAATCGGATAAAGACTATGTTATTGCATCAGATACAGATTCGATTTATTTGAACCTCGGACCTTTGATTGATAAGTATGTCAAAGAAGGTACAGAAACTGACAAAGTTATTGGTATCATGGATAAAATCTGTGAGGAGAAGATTCAACCATTCATTGACAAGTCTTATAAAGAACTTGCGGATTACGTTCATGCATTTGCACAAAAGATGCAGATGAAACGTGAAGCATTGGCCGACAAAGGAGTTTGGACGGCTAAGAAGCGTTATATCATGCATGTATATAACAACGAAGGTGTTCAATACGCAGAGCCTGACATGAAGGTGATGGGTTTGGAAATGATTAAATCTTCCACACCTGCACCTGTTCGGGAGAAGATGAAAGGTGCTTTGGAGATTATGATGAAAGGCACCGAATCACAGATTCACGACTACATCGAAAACTTCCGTGCTGAATTCAAAAAGTTGCCACCTGAAGAAATCTCTTTCCCACGTGGTATCAATGGCTTACGTGAATATGGTGACAAGACACATATCTATAAAAAAGGTACACCAATCCATGTGAAAGGTGCTCTACTATATAATACATACCTAGAAGAAAAAGGTCTAGAAAAGAGATACCCGTTTATTCAAGAAGGTGAGAAGATTAAATTTACCTATTTGAAGAAACCGAATCCTTTGAAAGATTCTGTCATTTCTTTCCCAGGCAGATTGCCACCTGAATTCGAACTACAGCAGTTCATTGACTATGATTTGCAATTTGAAAAGACATTCCTAGAACCAATTAAGGTCATTCTTGATTGTATGGATTGGTCAACAGAAAAAACATTCTCACTATTCGATTAAACGGAGAAATTATGAGTATTTTGGACAAAATTAAAAAAAATTCAAGCATTAAAGAATCAGCAATTCTATCTAAATCAAAATTCTTTACGGATAAGGATATGATTCCGACTTCCGTACCAGCAGTAAACATTGCATTGTCTGGTAAACTGGATGGCGGTTTAACACCAGGTCTTACAATGTGGGCTGGACCATCCAAACATTTTAAGACAGCGTTCTCTCTATTGATGGCCAAGTCTTATCTGGACAAATATGAAGATGCCGCATTACTATTCTATGATTCTGAGTTTGGTACTCCGCAGTCTTATTTTGACTCTTTTGGTATTGACACAGACCGGGTGCTCCATACTCCTATTACAGATATTGAACAATTAAAGTTTGATGTGATGAATCAACTTACAAATCTCGAAAGAGGTGAACATGTCATCATTGTTATTGATTCTATTGGTAATTTGGCTTCTAAGAAGGAAGTCGAAGATGCATTAGAACAAAAATCTGTTGCTGATATGAGTCGAGCAAAACAGATTAAATCATTGTTCAGAATGGTAACCCCACACCTGACAATGAAAGATATTCCTATGATTGTTGTCAATCATACGTACAAAGAAATTGGCATGTTCCCCAAAGATATTGTTGGTGGTGGAACCGGCTCTTATTATTCAGCAGATAACATCTTCATTATCGGCAGACAACAAGAAAAGATGGAACAGAAATCACTGGATACAACTTCATCATCAACGTCGAGAAGTCACGATACGTTAAGGAAAAAGCTAAAATACCTGTCAGCGTATCTTTTGATGGTGGCATTAGCAAGTGGTCTGGCTTACTTGACGTTGCACTTGAATCGGGACATGTCATCAAGCCAAGCAATGGTTGGTATTCGAAAGTAAACGTTGAAACTGGAGAAGTCGAAGATAAGAAGTATAGAGTCAAGGACACCGACACTAAAGACTTCTGGCTACCAATTTTAACTTCTAAGTCCTTCAATGAGTTCATTCAAAAGAAGTATCAAATCTCCTACGGCGACATCATCAGTGATGAGAAGATCGACGAGATTGTAGAGGAAGCGATGGAGACTGTAGATGACTAAGCTTAGACCTCACAAAGTTCTAGGCTTAGTAAACGGTGACCAGCAAGTTCACGCTCTCACTCTTACAGAAGGAGAGTTTGCTGGCATCGTCTTTACCTACAAGGACGTCTCGTTCGAAGAAGATCCAGAAAATGACGTATTGAAGTTGAAGTATTCTTTTGACGTACACGAAATTCCGGAAGAAAGAAAAGGATACGACGAGAAAAATTTAGAGACAACCCTCGGCGATTTTTTGTTAGAATTACTATACTACGGACTAGAAAGAGATAAGCTCGGATTCATCGATGACAAGCAAGATTGAAAAAACAATACTATCTAATCTCATTCACAATGAGGAGTACTGTCGACGAGTCGTTCCATTCATCAAGAGCGAGTACTTCTCGGATCAATTTGAAAAAGTTGTGTGCGGCGAGTTGTTGGAGTTCTTTACAACCTACAACAAGCCCGCCACTCTTGAAATCATCGCGATTCAAATCAGCAAGAAGAAGGACCTACACAAGGGACAACTCGAAGCGATAGAAACGTACATCAACGATCTAGACTTCAAGCACACGAATCTAGATTGGTTGATGAGTGAGACTGAAAAGTTCTGCAAACAGCGAGCGGTCTACAACGCAATCCTTGATTCTATAGAGATCATCGAGGGAAAGGACAAAGTAAGGTCTGAAGACGCCATCCCATCACTACTATCCGACGCACTGGGTGTATCATTCAACAGTTCAGTAGGCCACGACTACTTCGATGATTTTGAAAATCGCTACGACTTCTATCATCGAGTCGAGAACAAGCTCGAGTTTGATCTGGATCTATTCAACAAGATCACT